GCGGAAAAGGGGCCAGCCTTGCAAGATCACGCCGGAACTGACCGAGCGCTTTGTGCGCGCTATCCGGTTGGGTATGCGGTATGTGGATGCCTGCCGCTACGTGAACATATCTCCTCGGACATGGGGCCATTGGCAGAACAGGGGAGCTATGGGAGAGGAGCCGTACGCTACGTTTCTTGCAGCCGTCAAGGATGCTGAATCGGAAGGAATGCTCTCCTGCCTCGAGTCGATCGAGCGCGCGCACCGCAACAAAGACTGGAAGGCAGCAGCATGGCTGCTCGAACGGAGATGGTCTTGGTGGCCTAACCATATGATCACGACCGTAACCGAAGAGCAGAGCAGCATGGATCTGTCTACCGAGGAAGGCCGGGCAGAAGTGATAGCAGCGCTCAAGGCGCTTCCGGCTGAACTGCTGGCGGAAGCCATCGCAAGCTCTGGAGCTGAGGCTTGAACCTGGGCCAGCTGATCCAGCTCTCCAAGGCATACCAGGCCGATCCACTTGCCCGGTATACGATGGAGCCAGCCGGGGAACGTGGTGGCATGTCTCCACCGCAAAGACGGATGCACCAGAGCAAGGCCCGAAAGCGGGCTTTCATCGCTGCTAACAAGGTGGGTAAGTCGTATTGGGGAAGCGCAGAAGCCTGGTACCACCTTTCTTCGCGTCATCCGTTCCGGGAAGTACCGGAGCCCGGCTCCACCGGTTGGGTTCTGTGTTCTGATCTCCGGACTGGTTGGGAAGTCATAAGCCAGGTAATGCACGAGCTCCAGCCGCCCGGCATACTGCATGAGGCGTGCAAGTATGTTCCCGGAGTGGGCTACATGTACCGAGGAACAAAGCAGATCATGTGCGCCAATGGCTCCAGCATGGTCGGGAAGGGATGCGAACAGTCCTTGCTTGCTCTGGAGTCTAAGCGGGTTCAATGGGCCTGGATTGATGAACCACCGAAGGAAGCCCACTTCCACGGCTTGCGCGCACGCTTGACCATGGACGTGTCTACCCCTGGATGCGGTGGCCTGTTCATCACGGCTACGCCGGTTGGCCGTCCTTGCGAATGGTTGCGCAGAATCCTGGAAGGTAGCGTGGAAGACAACGTGGATCCCGAGCCCGGCTGGTTCGTGGAACATGTAGAGCTCAGCCTGGAGAACGCACCGCACCGAAAGCAGGAAGACATAGACGCGCAGATCATGGAGTGCAGCCCATGGGAGTACAACCAGCGGATCAAGGCGGAATGGGACGGGCTAACCAAGGGCCGGTGGGTGTCCGGGTTCAGTGAAGCCAATATGTTCGACGACGAGCAGATCCCGAGCAATGTGGAGAGCGTGGGCCTTGGCTGGGACCATGGAGAGCTGCCCGGGAAGTCCGTCTGCTACCTGGTGGCCTGGGATGGCTTCGCGGTCTGGGTCCTGGACGAGTACAGCAACGAAGAGCGGAGCACGCCAGCAACAGAAGCCCGGGGCGTGGCCGAGATGTGTAAGCGGTGGGGCGTAGCCTTGACCGATATACAAGAAGCGGTAGGCGATTCCAATAGCGCAGGGAAGCTTGGGATCGGCTTCACGATCAACGATCTGATCATGCGCGAATTTGCCAAGCTATGCGGAACGAGTAGGCCCCCATTTAATATCAAGGTGCCCTATAAGAGACGCGGAAGTATAGATGCCCGCGTACGTCTTCTGTCCATGGCCTGCGTGGATGGTAGGTTCCGCGTTCACAACAGATGTACTAAACTGGTCAGCAGCTTACGCCATTGGCGCGGGGGTTCAGACGATTTAAAGGATGCATTCGATGCGGTTAGCTACATCTCGGAAATTTATATTTCGCCAGGTGCAGAGAACAAATCCGAATTTATGATATGGGCGTGACATGTACAGAGATAACGAGATCCCTTCCTTTCTGAAGCCCGATACCAAAGACGACCGGGATCGCTGGGCCGAGCAGAGTCTGCGCTATCGAATGCTGAACGGGGAGCATCGGCCCGACGTGCAGAAGACGATCCAGGGCATGTTCGGCCGGGAATTCGTGGGGGAGCTGAGCCAACAGATCGATCTGTCCCGGAATAGCTTCAAGATGATCTGGCAGCAGCTCTCTACCGCATACCTGCATACTCCGGAAGCCTCAGCCCATGACGACAATGGAGAAGCGGCCGATCTGTCTTCCATCATTACGCCCCGGCTGTGGCCTCAACGGCAGACAGCAGATCTATGGGCGCTGGCCATTCGTGAATCTCTGTTCCGCGTAGACTGGAACGAAGGGATCGGCATCCAGTACCGGCCAGTCTCGCCGGACGTGGTTGTCTGCAAAGCCATGCCGAACCAGCCGGATGTGCCCGGCCGCGTTCAGGAATACCGGAAGCGGATCAAGAGCAATGGCCAGGCTGTCTGGACGGTGGAAACCTGGGACATCATGGGCCCGTCTCCAGTCTTCATGATCGAAGAGCTATCAAACCTGGGCAAACAGCGGATCGACGTGACGCGGGAATTTATGCCCGATCTGGAGCCCGGCTCCTATCCGTACATGGACAGAGAAGGCCGGCCGATCTTGCCTTATGTCTTGATCCATGCCGAGGTAGCACCAAAGCTCTGGAGCCATACGACCGGAACCGAACTGGTAAATGGCAGCCTCCGACTTGCTGCGTTCTGGACTTACTGGGGAGACTCTTACCTTTCCGCCAGCCATCCGCAACGCTGGGCCCTTGACGTGACAACGAGGGCAGGAGATACGAAGTCCATCGGTGGAAAGTCCGTGGACCTGATCCCAGTCAATCACAAGTCCATCCTGGTCTTCCGCTCGGATGGCCCGACTGGCGGAAGCCTGGGCCAGTATGAACCGGCTATGGTTCCGCTGGAAGGCGCTGCAGCTCTCCGGGAATACGAGCAAGGCCTCGCCGTCTATGCTGGGCTTGATCCCTCGGACTTGAAGGTGACCAGCGGCCAGAGCGGCTATGCGATCGTTGTCAGCCAGGCCGGAAAAAGGCGCCAGCAGAAACGGAGCGAGCCAGCCAGGCGTATGGCAGATCAGGCCATTCTATCCACGGCTGCCCGGCTTGCGAACGCATACGAAGGAACCGATCTACCGGAAGACGCTGCAGCCTATGCCATCCGCTACCCAGGCGTTGGCGAGTCCATCGAAGAACGCAAGGCCAAGGCGGAGATCGTTAAGTCCGAGCTCGAGATGGGCTTGATCTCCAGAGTGGAGGCGTATCGCCGATTGAACCCGGAAGTCCAAGACGAGGCGGAAATCATGGAACGCCTGATAAATGCTACCCGCCTCGAGGGCATTGTCCGAAAGGTAGCAGAAGCAGAAGACCGAGCAGCGGAAGCAGAAGCAGCCAGATCAATCGAACCAATAAACTAACCACGCAACAGCCCGCGATAGAGGTAGCCAATGAGTGAAGACAGCTCCGGAAACGGAACCCCACAGCAAGCACAGATCCCGCAACCATCACAGAGCATGGTCCCTAGCTTCCGGCTCCGAGAGGAGACCGAGAGACGGCAGAAGGCAGAAGCCGGATCGAAAGACGCAGCCGCCCAGCTGGAAGCCATGCGGGCAGAGCTTGCAGCCGTCCAAGCCCAGCTCGGAAGCGTCAAGGCCACGCACGGACAAGATCTGTCCTTGATGGAAGCCGGGATCAAAGATGCAGAGGTCCGGGACTTCATTCGCGAGCGATACCAGCGCATGGACAAAGAGAACCGTCCACAGTTCGGCGAATGGCTGGACGGTCAACGCGAGAACCCGTCTCCACTGCTGGCTCCGTTCCTGCAGCGCCAGGCGGAAGTCTCAGTGCAGACAGAGATCACAGAAGAAAAGCCGGTCAAGGTGGAGACTAAGCGCAAGCCGGCTCCAGTGAATCCAAATGCCGGAACCGGACAGCCAGCCAGGCCGAGCCCTGGAAACTGGACCAGGGACGATATCTTGCGCGCCACTGCAGAGAATGGCGGCCGGGGCCTGGGCTCGAACCGTGACGCCATCTTGAAGGCTCTTGCAGCGGAAGGCCTGATCCGTACCAAGTCCGTTTGACAGGCCAGGGCTTCAACCGATAGATTTATCCTAACCTCGGTTCGGTCTCCGATAAGGCTGGAAAACCCCTACTTGGAGACCATGAACCATGGCCAGTGAAATTACCTATTCTGATCTGGAAACTAACGGTGGCCGCGTAGGCGCCGTGCTTTCCGCCCTCGTGCTTGAACAGCTCTACAATCCGGTTGATCTGCGCGCAATTATGCAGCTCATTCCCTGGGACCAGACCGGCTCCGATACGATGGACGTGTCTCTTGATGCAGTCCCGGCCGCATTTGAAGCGGCTACCTCGGAGACTTCCGGCGGAACCGCCTTTGCAAATTCTGCTTACAGTACCTCGAAATTCCAGCTCGTTCCCGCGCGCTATGGTCGCACCTACCAATTGACCGATATGGTGGGCGTGAGCGGAGGCCCGATCGATATTGATCGCGTGGTTCAGAGCTTGATCAACGGTGTAGGCTTGACCATGACCGATCTTGCTTGTGGTCTCTTTCCGTCCTTTACGGACCAGGTGGGCAGCACTGGCGTTGATCTGGACGTGGACAAAATCTACGACGCCCAATTTGCGCTCGCAATCAATGCAGCCGGATCTACGGGCGCCCTGAATTGCGTTCTTCATCCACAGCAGATGAACGATTTTATCACCAGCCTTAGAGCAGAGACGGGAGCACAGCAATACGTGCCCGCGACGGCTGAAATGCTGCAGCTCCGCACCGGCCTGAACGGAACCTGGAACGGGATCACGTTCTGGACTTCCGACAAGGTCGAGACCGTCAACGCTGGCGCCGACTATGCCGGGTGTCTAATGGCAGAAAACGCCATTGCCTATACCCTTGCAGACGTAAAGCGCCTACAGGGCTACATCCCGGCTCAGAACATCCTGGTCGACGCTGGGATGCTGCTGGTAGAGCTGTCCAGAGACAGTACCAATGGCATGAGCTCTGCTATCGCGAACCTTTACCCGGCCGTGGCTATCCGAGAGGATGCCCGGGGCGTGGAAATCGTTAGCGACGTGTGAGATTGAACGGGGGCGGGCGCCTGGTTGGAATGAACCACCAGGCGCCCCTTTCCCATTGAGACAAGAGGAACGATGTCCAAAGCAATCAGGCTAACCCAGCCGACCAAAGAGCCCGCATACGTGAGCCGGAATGAAGGGATCCCGCTACGAAAGAACGAGAAGCCAGCCGATCGGTTTGTGTACGCACATTACCCTACTCGGTGGGAATTCAACGCCGAGCACGGTTTCTTGCCTACACTCAGCAAGATCCCAGCTCGACCGGGCGTGAATGGCGTTTCTCCGCGTGGAGATCTGACTAATGTCCTGGTCGTCATCCAGCAGCAGGGCGGCAAATTCATCGATCCCACGGATGCGCGCCTTGGCGAGTACATGGATTACGTTCAGTATTACACCTGCGAGAATGGCGCTAAGTGGTGGGTTGACAGCTGCATGGAAGCCACGGTGTTGCCTGGCCGAAAGGTCATGTGGAAAGCAAAGCCCGGAGCCTGGGACGGCTTTCGCGTCCATCTACGGAACGCGGGACTCGTTGATCCACTGGTGCCGGAAGTCTATGAACTGATGCTCGAGAAGCAGCGCAACAAGATCGAACGGAAAGCAGCCCGATCCGGGATGAACCCGATCTATAAAGCGCAATATGACGCCGAGATCGAAAAGCTGGAAGCCATGGAGAGCGCGTGGGCCGGAATGCTGGCAGCAGAAGCAGAGCAAGCAGAAGCAAAGCCAAAGCGGAAGCGGAAAGCCAAGGCCGTTAATCTGGTGACGGGTGCAGAATGAGCGGAGAGAAACAAGGCTATCGGGAAGCCATGGACCGCATGGTTCGGCGAATGGTTGACCATGGCGCAAAGCCAGATCACGCGGTGAAGAAGGCCAGAGAAGCCGCCATCCGTAAAGATAAGAAGGACTCTAAGAAATGACCGCCACGCTCTATTCCGCCAGGTTCAGCGGGCCGACCTTGATCGAGAGGGACAAGGCCCAGACCGTAGCCGTTGAGATAGAGCGAGACGGATCAGCTCCCACGATTTCAAGCGCTACGTTTACGCTCTATGATCCTGGCGGGAACAAGGTCATCGATGGAACGGCCGCGTCGATCTCTGGTGGGGAGATCTCTGGAAGCGTGGGGGCCTCGGATCTGGACGGCAAGAGCTACGGGCTCGGCTGGCTGGTTCAGTTTGACGCCACCATAGGCGGAAAGGTCTATCGGTTCCTGAATGATGCGGCCGTCTGCCTTGCTCGGCTATATCCGCCCATTGCCCACACAGATCTGGTGAATCGCCATTCAGATGTGGCTAACCTGCTTGCAAGCGGAGTTACCAGCCTGCAGCAGTACATAGACGACGCCTTTGCGGACTTGACCAATCGGCTATACAGCGATTCCGTTCCATTCTGGCGCCTGCGTACACCCAGCGCTTTCCGGGCTGCAATGTTCTCGCGTTCCTTCGCTCTGATCTTCCGGGACTATTCAACGCTTCTCGACCCAGGCGATCGATATGCCGAGCTGGCCGATCGATATGAGGCCCAGTACGAAGAAGACGTGGAGAAGATACGCAGCCGGATGGATACAGGCGAGGACAACACGCTAACGGCCAACAACCTCTCCACCGCATCCGTAATCCAGCTGACCACGTCCAGGCGTGACAGCATCTACCGGTCGGACGTATGACACCCGATGGAGCGCTAACGGCTGTGATCGCCAGGCTAACGGCTGCTGGATTAACGGAAGCCAAGAGCCCGCTAGGCGTGGTCAACGCCAGCTCTCCCAGGATCGATCGCTCGTTCTCTGTTCGGCAGACTTCGATCGGGCCCAGTACAAGCCCAGGAAGGGCACGCCCTGACGTTCCGGGAATACGGGTAGCCCATCGCTTTCAGGTAGAGCTCGGGCACAAGCTAAAGCCTAACGCGGGCCAAGAGTCCATCAGTCAGGCGCTGTTCGACGTTCATGCGGCATTCAAGTACATCAGCCAATTCGGAACGACGCTAACGGCGGGCGCCGCTATCGAGATCGGCACCAGCTCGACCGAATATGCTGGTGGGGGCGCCTACCTGATCCAGCGATTCCCGCTGACCGTGATCTATAATTTGACCCTGGCGATCTGATGCCAGCCGTCCGTGTCAATATCAGGTTTCGGACGATTGACGCCTACATTAAGCAGAAGCACGGCACCTATCGATCGCTGACCCCTATGGAGATGAACGTCGCAAACCGCTATGCGGAGCGCATGATCCGACAGATCCGGGCACAGTGGCCTATCGACACCGGGACATCGTGGGGCAAGTGGCAGTGGGAGATCTACCCGTTCCCGGGTGAGACCGCGATCATCATAGAAAACCCGATGGATTACACGACCTATGTACACCCGGCGGGCACCGCTCCGAACCCAAGCGCGGCCGGATCTCTTGGCAGCTCGTATGCGGGACGGTTGATTAAGTCCGCATTCAATGAGATCAAGCACCCGCTAACGGTGGCAATGAAGCGAGAGATCGACCGAACCGAGACCAGGACAGCCAGGGCCAAGGAAGAGCCCACGAAGCGCCCATGGTCACTGGCTGAACGCTTGCGCCTAATTGCAGAAGCACGTCGATCGGATCGGCCATGACGCAACCATTTAAGGCTGATTTGCTGATCAAAGAAATTGGCGTGGACATGTCCGACTTGATGCGACGCCTGGAAGGTGCCGAGCTGCAGATCTTCCAGGATGCCGGAACGCAGATGTTGAAGGATATCCAAGCGGTCTGGGTCGGCTGGAAATACAAGGGCAGGCCACCAGGTGCAGCCCGGAACGTTAGCCGGGGAGCCTGGAAACAAGAGCTCCAGGTCACCGAAGGCGTCCGACAGATCATTCTCATCAACCGGGCCCGGGATTGGAGAACACGCACCAAGAGCTATGCGGCATACGTGGCCAGATCGAAAGGCTCGACCCCGGAATATCTCGAGGTACTTTCCATCTTGAAAATGATAAACTTACCGCAACTAACCAAAGATCTAATCGAGGCGGTTAGGAATAATTTCAGTGAACAGTCACCCGTCAAGCGCTTGCGCGTCAACAAGAAAGATCCCCCCGATTACGAGAGCATGGATCTCGATTTCTAAATTCCAGGAGAAAACATCATGGCCGCCTCAGTTGCAGTGAAAGTTAAGCGTGATGGAACGCTATCCCTTGCAGACGGTGGAGGGAACACCTACACCGTAGCGTATGAAAACGGGAATGTTTCATTCGATGGCGGGGCCAAGGCTTCCCGCGTGGTCATCATGGACCGGGGAACCATTGTGGGTCTCAGAAAGGGCGATGATCCCGTTCCAACCTTGACTTTCGACGTTCACATGCGGGACTTTACGGACGGAAGCGCGACAGCTCTGGTTGACTTCCTGGACAAGACCGGAAGCGCCAGCGGCAATACATCCGTGGGCGGCTCGGCATACGAGCAGTACATGATCGATGTAACCCTGACGATCGAAGGCACCGACCTAGGTGATTCAGCAGACGCCAGCGCGAAGGCGAATACCTGCCTTGCAACCTGGAGCTTTGCAGAAGGCGACCCAAATACCATCTCGGTATCTTGTGAGGTATACGAAGGCTTCACGTTCACCGGCCAGGCCTGATGCGTAAGGCGATAGAGATCGGAGCGCTTGGAGAGGTAGTTTGCGGGCTGCCTTCCAATCTCGCGTGCCTGGTTGATCTGATCGATGAATTCCGGCCGGACCAGTCCAGGCGCCACCGGCTCCGGGTCTGCGCTGCAGCCATCGGGATCGCCTGCGATCTGGAGGAAGCGCCAGCCTACTCCCCATTCCGCTCCGATATCATGGAATATGGCGTGTCTATGCTGGACTATCTTCTGAAGAGAGAGATCACGCTTGGACAGATCGCCCAGGCTGGATCCGTCATCATCGCGGAATACGTGGACGAATTGCCGAAGGAATCCGAGGTAACAGAAGCCGAGGATTTTTCCGGGGCCGTTCAAGCGGCCAGCTAACCCGGGCTGTTTTCGCCATTGAACGGCACTGGAACAGAGAGCCTGGATGGTTCATGTCCTTGGATCGTGATCTGCGCCTGCAGCTCTTGGCAGATTTCAGGCTGGAGAACGAGACGCCCAAAGACCGGAAACGAAAGCAGCAGGAATCCAAGCGGAGACAATGGGAAAAACAACGCGCGCGCTATAATGGGCGCCAGCAGGAGGCCGGATAAATGGCGGTAGATGGCGGTGATATTCGGTTTACATTTACGGGCGATTCCTCCGGCCTGAATTCCGAGCTCAAGAAGATAGATAAGAACCTGGGCGAGGTCTCCAAGGCCACGGCTGGCGCATCCAATGGGATGGAGAAGGGGCTAGTCAAGGGCGCGAAGGCTGCAGATAAAGCAGCCGATAAGATGGCTGCATCTATCGGAAAGGCGAAGGCCGAGATGGATCAGGCGTCCGTTTCCGCTCAGAAGATGGGCGATAAGATGGAGATGGCAGGAGATTCCGCCGGATCTGTTGATTCTTCGCTGACCGGAGTGGGCGCAGCTCTTGGCCAGGTCAACCCACAGATGGGAGAATTAGCCGGGACTGCAGGCGACGCAGCAGGCGCAATTGATGGAATGGTCTTAGCCGCAATGGCTGGCCCTGTAGCATTCACCGCAATTGCCACAACTGTAGTCTTTGCTGGGGCCGCATTCAGCCAGGCCGCCCGGGCTGCTGAAGACTTTGAAGCAGCCATGGAGAAAGAGTCCAGACAGCAAGACAAGAATATTAAGGCGCTGAAACGACATGAAGCTGTGCTGGAAGAGATTGACACCGCACACCATGACGCAACAAAGGGCGTTGATGGGTTCACGCGCGGACTTCTGGATCAGCTTGAAGAGCTACAAGCCGCTGAAAAGCTGATGGAGAGGAGAATAAAGACCCAGATCAATTCCGGGAAGATTTCAGAAAGCCAAGGCAAGAAAGAGATCGAATCTCTGAGAGCCAGAACGAAAGCCGCCGAAGATCAATTGGTGGAGATGGCCAAGAATGAACGATCCATAAAGGCCGCCAGAGAAGAGTCTATGCAGGCTACAAGAGATGCGCGCCGGGCAGAGATGGCGCTGGCAGAAGCCGCCCGGAATCGGGCAGCAGAAGAAGCAAAGATCGCAAGGGAGAGGGCAGCCCAGGCCGCGCTACAGAATGAATTTCTAACATTTGAAGAGAAGGCCGAAACCATCCGAAGAAACGCGTTGGAGTTTCGGACAGATGAAGTAGCCCTGATCCAGCAAAATGCGGCACTGAGAATGGCCGCAATTCAGGCGGAGTTTGACGCCCTGGACGAACAGCTCCAGAAAGAGCCGCGCCTTCGTCAGGCGTTAGCAGACGCGGTAACGGCGATCCATGATCAAATGAACCATGATATCGACATGGCAAATGAGGCCCTGTCAATCAAGGAACGGGAGCGCAGGAAGAGAGAAAATAAGATCCTGGAAGACGACGAGAAGAAGAGCCTTGAAGATCGCCTAAAGGCTAGAGACGATGCGTTCACAGCTAGTCTAGAAGTTACGTCCGGTCTCCTGACGGTTACTAGGGAGCTTGAGGCGGAATTCGCGAACGCATCGATCGAAGAACGGCAGAGGCTATTTAACATTCAGAAAGGCGCCAGCATTGCGGACGCTACAATCAATGGCGCAGTAGCCATTACGCGAGCCCTGGCCGATCTAGGACCCATAGCTGGCGCTGTCGCTGCAGCCGCGATCACGGCGACCACTGCAGCCCAGATCTCCCTGATCGCCCAGCAGGAACCCGCATTCGATACGGGCGGAATTGTGCGCGGTGGACTGATGGCCAATTCAGGAGATCAGATGTCCGCGCGCGTTCTTCCTGGTGAAGCCATCCTGAACCGTTCAGCTACAGACCGGATCGGGGAGCAAGGGATCAACGCTCTAAACGGTGGAGCAGGTCTCGGAGGCGTTACGGTGGTTCCAGCCTACCGGCACTTCGATCGGTTCATCCGGGACGAGTATCGGAAGGGCGGATCGTTCCGTCGCATTGTGACAAGGGAACGAGAATTCCCAGTAGGCCAGCGGAGGTATTGATCGATGGCGTCCGACGTTTCCAAGGACCAGTTTCGCGGGCTCTTGATCCCAGATCCCAGGCTATCGTCCATCTGGGCCGGTGAGTCCAGTTTCAACCAGGCCGATCCACAGCCGGGCATACCAGCCGCCCAAGGAAGCTACGACCTGTCTCTAACGGCCAGCGGAACCCAGGCCGCCAGCGGGCAGATGCGGATCCGATCCCAGGCGCCAGGCCATCCAGGAAAGACCGGGCCGGGCTCCTTCGTATGGAAGAACGAAGGGGATGCAAATTGGCGCGGCAATGACGTTCCCAACCTGATCACGAATTACCAGTCGGTCATCTACACGGACGGATCCGGGGTCACGCAGTCCGCGATCAACCCTAGCGTTGTCTGCATGGATGACCAGACCATCGTGTGCGCCTTCCATCGGCAGACCGCATCCGCCCACCAGGTCCGCGTTCGTGTCATGTCTCCCACCAGTACCACGTTCGGCAGCGGGATCACGGTCTATAGCCAATCTGGATCGCCATCGGCCGCCCTGAATTCGAGCTATTCCCCACAGCTGGTCAAGCTCCCCGGAGATCGGCTCCTGCTCTACTACCTGGCAGCCCAGGATGGGAAGGGCATGATCCGAGCCTACCAGAGCGCCGACAAGGGCTCCACGTGGACGCTGGCGGCCAGCTCGGTGCTGGAAGAGCCCGTGGATGTGGGAACCACCACCGGAGCCGGGCGGACTGATTTCCAGCTTAGGTATATCCGGGCGGCCTACGGTGGCGGACAGGTGCTTCTGATGCTGGCCGTGGATTCTAACAATACCGATTACGCCAATAGAAAGCTCTATATCCAGTATGCGTCCGATTCTGCCGGACTCCGGTTTCAAAAGGTAGAGGACGGGCCCTTCAGCGCATCTCCGGGCGATACCGTCCCGGAACGCATGAACGATCTGGATCTTGTGTACCAAGGAGACGCATTCAAGATCGCCACGCAGAACGCCATCGCATCCGGGGCCGAGTATGTCTCCATTCTGCGCCTTGGGTCAGCATTTCAGAAGGTCACATCTGCCACGGTATCCCAGACGACAACGATCAATTATTCCGCCCTTTCTGGGCGCCGGATCTGCATGACCGTTTCTGATGAAGGCCGGATCTATGTCTACACGATTGGACAGCAGAAGAGCGGATCTAACCCTCTCTACGGGTGCTGCTGGGTGTCTTCTGATGACGGCTCAACCATTGAAGATCTAGGACGGCAGAGCTTGATCCCGGACAACGGATCAGAAATCGGACCCACCGGGATCTGGTGGAGCGGTGGAAACGTCTCATACCCTGACAACATGGCAACATGCTTCGCGCGTGGTCGGGTCGTAATGATGTGCAACCACGTTGCAAACCCGGGTAACGAGGACAACAGCTTGCACTTTCTGACCCTGGGCGGATCTTCCACGGTCACGATGCCGACGGTCCCCGGCTACTACGTGGATACGGGCCTGGGCTCCTGGGTAGAGACCTGGCTGCCCTTCGATCTGCCGGGCGACACCACGACATGGACGGCCACCGTCACCGGAACCCAGACACTGGCGGACGGCCAGGTTCAGCTATCCACGGGCGCAGGCCAGGATGCGTACTACTCCGCAAACCTGACAAGCGCGGTATATACGGCCGGGTATATTGTCCGCGCCAGCCTGATCTGTACCTCCGGAAACCTGGCTAATGACGCCTGCTCTATCCGTCTCCGGCTGGCCGATGGCGCCGACGATTATGATGTTTCGGTCCGATTCTCGAGCGCTGGATTTCGGGTCTATGACAACAATGGAACAAGCCAGGTTGGATCCGACGTCGTTCTTACCATGTCGAATGAGCACGAATTTATCATTGCCATGATCGGGGGCTCCACGGGGAATAATGACGGCAAGATCCAGATCTGGTATCGCCCGAAGAACAGCGCCAGCGATCGATCCTGGGTCAAGTCCACGTCCGGATCTAGCTTGACTGATGACCAGGCCGGAGCAGCCGGGACGAGCTATGTCCAGTGGGGCCACGATAACCAGCTTGCGTCATCGAAGTGGACAGAATTCCACGTCTGCAGAGCTACCCAGACAGGCGGGACAAATATCGTAGATCAAGCCAATCCGGGGGATCTATGGGCTAAGCCCTATGCCCCGGCAGGATACCGCTCCTATGTAGACGCTGGGCTGTTCATTACGGCACATGACGGACCGGCCAGGCTGGCGGACGAATACAACATAGACACCCGCTACGGATACGCCATCGATCGGATCTTCTTCAGCGAATCTCAAACACCCCGGGTCAAGTGGAGAAGCACAGATCAAACCCAGCAGACCATAGCCCTGGCGCTGGATTCTGGTCTACTCGGAACAGCGGACAGCGAGCCCGGAAACGATGTGATCGCGCTGGCTCTGCTGGGCATCAATTGGAAGACTGGAGAGCTGCAAGGATATGACGCGGGCACAACAAGCTGGACAACGATCGCCACCATTGACGCAGCGGATGGCCTTGGCTCTCTTGGTTGGGTTCGGAATGGCAATACCGTTCAGCCTGGTGGGGGCTCGGCGGGTAGCCAATACCTGCAAACGGCAGAATTTGAGGGCGGGACTTTCGGTCTGCAGGATGGCACTGGAACGGATCTGCGAAAGATCGTGACCAATACCCCGGGCAAGTGGTCCGGCTCTACTACGCAGAAACTTCCTACTGTCATCCTGGACGGTGTAGCGGGATCAGATCGAAGCAGCGGGAGCCTGGGCTACATCATGGCGCCTAACCTGGTTATCGTTGCCAAGCTGAACGGCTCCAGGTTTGCCGGATACCGGATCAAGATTGATGCACAGTCCACGGTAGATGGGTATTTCACCATCGGCCAGGCCTTGATCGGCTGGGTGTCTGCGTTCGGCCGCCAATACTCCCGTGGCCGGATCCTGGAGACTACCGCTAACAGCTCGGTAACTACTCGCACCGATGGCACAACCACTTCTAAGAGCTTTGGACCGGCCGCCAGGAACGCCCAGATTTCATGGACTGATGGAATTGACGTAAGCCAGATCCAGGGAAGCAGCCCCGATCCGGACTACATCAAGGGATCGGCAGACGGAAGCGCGGAGCCAATCGCAAGTCCTGCAGACGTGCCCTACCAGATCGAAGGCATCGTCCGGCAGCTGGACGGACCAGACAAGGCCGTGATCTATCTTCCCGGAATTGCCAAGAGCGGAAACACGATCACGCTCAACAGGCGCCAGCAGTTCATAGCCGGGCGCCTGACTTCTCCGGCCAGGCTTGAGAGCGTATTGGGAGATGAAGGCACGGATCCCGGTGAGATCTTCCGAGTGGCCACCGTGAACATTCAGGAGATCGTCTAATGCCAGCCCGACTGCCATCCGTAGCCGGTGCCGATCTGATCTGGCTGCTGGAGCTGGATTTTGCGGGCCGGACGTTCCGGTTTTCTACGGAACCCTTGGACGTATCGAAGGCAGACGGCTCCACGCTCAGCTATCCCGGCGGACTGGATGACCCAGGCTACCAAGAAAGCCTGGATCGGTTCAGCCATTCGATCGACGAGCAGACAATAAGCCTGGAGCTCGTATTGCCGGTCAATGTGCCAGAGCTGATCCAGAAAGGTCATTTGCTGGGCGGCTGCCGTGCAGAGCTTTCCTGCGTACTTCGCCAGGCTGGAAGCATCCAACAAGAATACGAAGGCCGTCTAGTGGTCCTGGATGGCGCCCTATCTGAGCCGCAATACGGTTTCCCGGAAGAGCCGATCGGCTACATTGCGACCACGATCGAAGGCTCCCTGACAGAAGACGCCGGACTTTTTCTGTCCGCATCTCAAGCCGTTTCCGAGGACACGTTTTCAGCCGTGGCCACGGACGGCAAAGACATGCACGAGGGCAAGCCGTACCCGCTGGTTTTTGGGACACCGGGCAGCTATCGGAACGGCACCGGAGACTCTAGGATAACCAGCGGAAGCCCGGCCTACATTCTGGATGTGGACACTGGAAACGACAAGGTTCAGAGCCTGCTGATCGCTGGCCATCACGTCAATGCGTCCACCGTCACGATCTTTGATTCCTCGAAGTCCGAAGCGTTCAGCGTGACCAATACGACGGACGATCTAGGACAGCAGATCGCCACTGTAGATCCGAGCGGCGCTTCTACCATCGATCCGAAGGAACGCGAATTCTGGGTAGCATGGAACGATGGCGGAGGAATGAAGAACCCCTGGAGCACAGCGGCCGAGCTGGAAGGAGCCGGAGACGTTCTACGCTGGGCCCTGACGCATTCTACGATGGAGATCGATCATGGGGCCTGGGCTGCTGCAGCGGACTTCCTAAACCGCTTTAAGTTGGCCGGGTACATCTCAGATCCGGAAGCCACGATCTGGGAATGGGTATCTGATCTGGCCGAGCTCTTGCCGGTCACGCTTCGCAAGGGTGCGGACGGGATCTATCCCATCGTCCATGACATCCGGGCCAGCCCTTCCGATGGTTTCCAGATCACGGCAAGTCCAGAATTCCAGCAGATCAGCCCGGTCCAGATCGAAGGTCAGCTATCGGACATCTTCAATAGTATCCGAATAGGCTATGCGTTCCGCGCAAAGACCAGCGACCCCAAGCGCTATGCAGTGATCGGGACCAAGGAAACTGGAGATCCGTCCAGTTTTTCCACAACGACCACGCGCCAATCTATCAGCCGATATGGGAAGCGCTTCCGGTCCATAGATGGCCCGTACATCTACGATCGAACCACGGCACAGCTCATTGTTAAGCACATGGCAGATCGGGAAGCTCTTCCGCCTCGCCAGGTGGACTACAGAGCCGATCCCCGGTTTGCTTCGATCAGCCTGGGAGACGTGATCACGTTGACGGATCCGGATCTGTCCTTTACGGAACAGGCCTGCATCGTTGCAGGAAAGGCGTGGGATCTGGACTCCTGGATCTTTACTCTGTTGATTGACACGATCCCAGATCGGGACGATAGAGCCTTCTGATAAGATAGAACCACTCCAGACTGATTGACCGACTGAGGAGAAAAAACAATGGCTGTAACCGTCACCCGTCAAGGCAAAGAAATTGCCGTTAGCATTTCTGAAACCTCTGTAGAGTCTTCCACTGAAGCCACTATTGATCTAGGTGTGCAAAAATTCCGCGTCATGCGGCAACTGTGCCAGCTGACAGCCGGGAGCGGTGCCACCGTTGACCCCATCTTGACGCGGACTTCAGGCGGAAGCGGGATCAATGTCCTGTTAGAGAACGACACAGCAGCCGCGACATGCGACAACAGCGTGACCGGTGGGATCTGCTGCTTTTCCTCGGATGGCGTCATCTACCATAAGAGCGCACCGAACGCTGGATCGGACAATGCAGTGTCCACCGAGTACGCAATAATTGTTGGCTGGGAGTAGTCGGCATGGCTCTATCTCGACCTAAAGTAATCACACCCGGGACCGCTGCAGGCGGTGGGGCAGCGGAGCAAGGCGTAACGGCCAGCATCACCAGCGGAGACGTGCAGACATCTTCCACGGGTAGTCAATCCCTGGTGGGCTCTGCCGCCAATGGTACTGCGCCCTATAGCTACGCATGGACGCTGAGAACCAAGCCCAGCGGATCCGGTGCTTCAATCACTTCTGCCAGCTCTTCAACGGCTACACTCACCGGGATTGATGCCGAGGGCGCTTATGTCTGCTCTCTACAGGTCACGGATGACGATAGCTTCACCGATACCGCACAGTGCACAATTGATTATGCTCCGGCTGCCCTTTCAGTGAATGCCGGTTCTGATGTGCAGACCACGGCAGACACGGATCAGAGCTTGACCGGTTCGGCATCCGGTGGGACGGGGGGCCTTTCGTATTCCTGGAGCCTGGTCACCAAGCCCACTGGATCGACCGCTTCGATCACGAGTGCCACCAGCGCCACGGCTACACTCACCGGGATCGACAATGGCGGGGCATACGTCTGCAAATTGACCGTGACCGACTCGGCCGCCAGCGCTGTTAGCGCATCTGACACGGTTGTAATTGACTACTCGGCGAGCTCTTCCGATGCTGGATGGGTAGACGTGATCGATCTGGACTTCACATCCATGTCTTCCCAGGCCTTGACGGATGGCCAGGAGAACACGATTGGATCTGACACGTTCTGGATTGATGGGTTTGCAGCCAATGGGGCGATCGGCATCACGAACGGTACAGGCCTTGAAGTTTCCTTTCCGAACCAGAGCGGCAATTTCGCGAATTTCTACTATAAGGGTACTGGGATCTCCAAGCTATCTAGCGGGGACTGGCCTAGGTTCCGGGTTGTAGCGGCAATATCAAATATCACGT